GTGGCCTTGAGAAGCGATGAGGCCGGGATCCTCGAGAGCGCGTAAACACTTGCGGTCAGGATACCAATCGCGATTGCGATAAGCATCAGTTGTGCGACCTTAAGAGTGCTCTGCATCTCATTGAGCGAATCCGTAAGTGACGAGAAGGCTTCCTTGATACGATCAAGAAGACCCGGAGTCGACTCCATGTTCTTGAATTTGTCGAGGATGCCTTGAACGCCACCGAGAACACCCATGAATTTATGAATGAGTCCGATACCACCGACGGTGAAGAGGCTCTTAAGGATGGCGTCGAGAGACATACCACTGGCGATCTTACCGACGACGTCGAAGACTTTATCGAAAGCCGATTTGATGTACGGGGCAACTTTCTGAAGAACATTCCAGAGCCCGGTTAAAGCAGACTTCAATTTGTCAACGACGTACGAAGCACCCTTACCAGCCGATTGCGCGACCGCTAAAGATTGGTCATAGCGAGTGAATACGCCGATAACCTTGTTGAAGGCATCCTTGACACCCGACATGGAATCCGCGAAACCACGCCAAGCGTCTTTCATCTTCTCGATGAGATCGACAGATTTTGCCCAATCGGCAACCGACTTTACGATCCCTGAGATGAAAGATATGACAGTTCGAATGACGCCCGATACGATCGTCCCGAAACCTTCGATGAAGTGTTGCAAACGTCCGGATCCAGTCAAGAACTGGTCGAGCTTTACGGCGAGATCGCCGAGAGTCGCAGCGAAAGATAGAACGCCGCCGGATCCGCTACCGAAAGCCGAGAATACCTTCCCGAATACCTTGCCGATCGATGTAACGATGGTCACACCGATGTGCAAGATCGAGAAGACACCCTTGAATACCCTTCCGACCTTAGCGATGGTCTCCTGACTCGGGACGAGTTTCTGGATAAACTCAGAGAACCCGTGAGTGATCTTCAAGAGTCCTTCGGATGACATCGGAGGAAATACTTCCCCCCACGCCTTGCCGATAGCCGAGAAGAGAGGGACGATACCTTTGACTGTGTCAATCAGCGCGCGAATAAGCTCCGTTCGACCACCAAGATCCTTCCAACCCTGAAGCATGGTGTTTCGAGCGGTCGACATGTTCTTAAACACGCCGGTGATTGCGCCACCAACCTCAGTCCAGAGCTCGCTGGCCTCGGTGAAGTCACCCATGATGATCTGCCAGGTCTCAGCCCAGCCAGAGCCCATCTCCTCCTTGATCACATCGATCAACTGTGAGAAGGTTTTGATCTTGGTCGCGGCGTCCATACCAGTCGCTGCGAGATCTTGAATCTGGGCGATCTGCTCGTCGGTGTACCCCATCGAGCGAAGCTGTTCCTCATTGTACTCTCCGGCCATCTGAGATAGCGTTTCGAGCATGATGGACGAGTCAAGCCACCCTTTGGAAAGAGACGCTCGGAAGGATCCCTCCTTGGCAATGAGCTCATCAACAGCGACACCGTGCGCCCGAGCGGTTCGCTTCAGCGCTTCCTGGAACTGCTCACCACCCATACCTGCATTCTCGACAGAGATCCAGTCCTGGAGCTTCACCGTACCGGAAGAGATAGCCTGTGACATCTGGAACATGGCTCGAGATGCTTCTTGCGAGTTAACACCAGCGACCGCAGCGAACTGTGAAAGCCCTTTAATAGCTGCCGTGGAATCTTTCAGACCGACACCCGCTGCGGTGAACAACGAGGCGTTCTTAGTCATGTCGGAGAACGAATAAATGGTCTGGTCGGCGTAGTTGTTAAGATCTTTCAACGCGGCATTAACCGAGTTGATGTCTTCACCCTTAGACTTGGTGTTGTTGAGAATTGTCTGGACCGAGTTGAGTCCGAGCTCGTACTCGGCGAAACCATCTTTAATAGGCTGGAACGAAATGGAATTGAGAGCGCTTCCAAGCGTCGAGATGATCGATGTTGCAATATTACCCAGAGCTGTTCCAGCAGCAACCGCTAGGGTGGAGAACCCCTCTTTCACCCGATCGATTCCGCTAGTGATCGGACCGAAGTCGATCTTGTTCACAGAACCATTCAGTTCGGCGATGCCTTGTCCTGCGCCCTTAAGGTTTAGCTTTTCCTTAAGCTTGTCGAGCAAGCTCATGGACTTACCGACGTTGTCAGAGAACTGATCGGCATTAAACTTGAGCGATACGATTCGCTCGTCAATACTAGCCACCCTTGATAGCCCCCTCGACATCCTTAAGAATTTGCTCGAAGATGGGTTTTAAGGCGGGGTTGATGTAGTCGATACCCCGTACATAACCCCCAGTGCGGGTTCCGTGGCCGTATTGAAGACCCACAGCCACGTTGAAACCCTGTTCTATGTGATCGTTCTTCCAAACGATCTCCGCGCTTTGTCGCCCCTTACGCTTTATCTCGTAAGACCACGATCCCGCGGTTCGCCCGGAGGCAACCGGTGTAGCTTTCGACAGCGCGTTCACGCCCTTATTCCCAGCAGCGTCAAGAACTTTCAGGTACTTGCCGTCGCGGAGACCTTTTAACCAAGTCTCAGTACGGGAATAGTCTCCAGTAGTTGTGAACGAAAAGCCCATTTTGTTACCTCCAGACTACCATTTTGACCTCTTACGGCTGCTCGGCCGAGTCGAGCGCAGAAGTCACACGAGCGTTCGTGTCAGCGCCCCAAACACCATCGACCTCAGCGCCGACGGCAGCCTGGATAGCCTCGACACAGGCATCGTGCGCCTCCTCAGAAGCATCGCCCCAAATTCCATCGGGAACTGCTCCGACGACTGCCTGAGTGTACGCAACTCCAAACGGGAACTGGTTACCAGCCCAATCCGATGCCGCGCAGACAGCGTAAACACGGCTGCGAGTGTCGGGGCCCGCAACGTTGTCAGCCTCGGCGCGAACTGCACGCTGAAGAGCGGTGATGTCGGTCGGTCCAGAAGGCGCGGGAGCAGAGCTGTCAGAGTAAGCCGGGCGGATTACGTAAGCGATGGACTCGCTACGAACTCGACGCCAAACACCGTTACCCGCAGACTGCGATCCGTAAGATCCGGACGAGGTGTTGCCCTCGATAGTCTGGAGAACTCCGCCGCCCAGATTACGCTCAACGAAGCCGACGTGGTCGGTACCGCCGCCATCCCAGTTGAAGATGACAACGTCGCCGGGAGCAGCGTCGTATACAGACACGAAGTACGCATCCGGATGCTGGCGGACCTTGTTGACGGTGTAGTCGGTGTTGAACGAGAATCCGCCAATAGCGTCGATCTGACCGCACTCATCGAGACACATGCTCACGAAGAGCATACACCACCAGACTGAGTCGGATGGACCGGCGAGCCACTGCTGACCAGTTCGGGCGGCCCAATAACGCCCAGCCTCGGATCCGGGGTTGGGGTCGTCAGGGGCGTAATACCCGATTCGAACTGCTGCTCGAGCTAGAACATCATAAGCGACGCTCACTTAATCACCTCCGTGGTCTGGCTGACCTCGATACCTCGATCCTCGAAAGGATCCGTTCCAATACGCTCCTGCGGGGCGAATGCCTCGTCAGGAAACTCTTCATGCTTTCCCATTGTCATCCCTTCGTTCCAAGCATTGCTCGGCGTCTCTCGTTCTCCCGTCGATAGTCTTGGACAATCTCATCCTGAGACATCTTAGGAGCCTTGGGGTCGGCTTGGCGGTTCTTGATGTTGCAGATTCGAATGAGCATGAGAAGGCGATTAATGTGCCATGTCTCGCACTCGAATGGAATCTGAAGCGCCACCATCCAATAGTATATGAGCTCTGTTGTGGTCTGTTCCTTTGATTTCGAGTCTTTCTGGCGACTCGTTACCGACGATGCGGTAGCAGGATCCGCCAAATAGTCGGAGACCTGCCTAACCTGGGATGTAGTAAGGCCGTAGATAAGATCTTCAGGGATCTCACCGTCCACAGACATACATTTGATGTAGTGAATAAGCTCTTCGGAAGTCTCGGGAGACGCGTGAAGAAACGGTCGCTTCCATCGCATCTCCCATTTTGACATAGCCAAAAGACTATGCTCGAGGCGGATGGTCCCTCCACCGCGACTCTCGAAGGTCTCCGTTTCGTCGTTGTAGTACTCAACGGGTTCGATCTCGAGTGTTAGCATTAGGACCATCCTTTCTTAGTCGATCGTCAGGGACCAGCCGGGCTGTTGGTGACACCAAGCGTGGCGAAGACCTCGTCGGGGAGGAGGATCTTCGGGTCATCGGTAGCGGTGCCGTAAAGCTTGTCGGTGATCTTCTTGAGATCGGCCTCCTGGAAGTCGGAAGCAACAAACGACAGCGACGAGACCGGCTTGTAGCCCTTCAGAGGAATCGGAGTCGACTTAGCCTCCCACGAGAATGCGATAGGCTCAGGCGAGTCATTGATAGACTCATAACCCTTCTCCGAAGGAGACGCGAGCAGGCCGTAAACGATGTGGATCTTGTAGTCGGCATCCTGACCGTCAGCGTCGTTACCGATCTTAGTGCGGTAAGACATAGCGAACGAGGAACGCTCCTGCTGCCCGACCTGAAGACCCTTCTTGGGGACTGCGACACCATCACAAACGAGGAACTCGTCCGGGTAGGTAAACGCTTCAATAGTCGCAGCGAACTCCTCAGCCGAGACCATGTTCAGGTACGCGATGTTGTCCGCGTACTTCTTCGTACCCTCAGCACCTGAGGGCTTCTCAGTGACCTTGGTGAGGCCGTTCCAGGCGACACCCTTTCCGTAAGCCTTCTTAGACTTATCCCAAACATACAGGACACCGTGATCGACGCCGGACTCATACCGGTGCTCGCCGACCTTGTCCCACTCCAGAGTAGCCATTCTGCCTCCTAGAAATATAGACGGAAGGTTTGGTGGTTCAGCCCATCTCGTTGGAACATGCGGTCGGTATCACAGCCCGGGAGGTTTGCGATTTTATCAGGAGTCGGATCGTCCGGATCTCTTGATATGTGAGTGACCGCGTAACGTTTGATGTGGCGATATGGCGCATTGTCCGCGTATTTAGTATCACGATCTTGGAGTTCATATACGATACACGGATACGTCAACTGGATCGATGACGGAGGTTGAAAATACACCGACCTCGAACCGAGGATCTTTTCGAGAATTTCCTGCAACTCACGGCGTCGGCCCATTATACAGACCCCCGATCGTAAGTATCAGCCGTGGTCGTCGGACTTCCACATTCGTGACGTTCCAACGAGATCCCATCCACTTAATATACTTGATGGCGAAGAAATTCTCGTAAGCGAATGGATCACCAATGATACTGATGGAGTTGTTAACATTCAGTCTTTGGTGAAGATTCTCGGTGTCGTTTTGAAGGCTCCGCTGCGAGCGCAGAACATCCCCACGATACGGATGCTCAGTGATCTGGTCATCCCAGACACCCGGAGCCTTCTCAACCTGGACCGCGTAACCGATCAGTCCAGAAAATCGTGCCATTGTTCAGACTCAGTCCTCGCCAGCGACGATTGCACCCTCGTCCTGCTTCCGCTCGATGACGATGGCAGTCTTGGGCTGGGTGAGAGCACCAGAGATACGAGTCTCAAGCAGGTACTTGAACTGGTTGAAGTCGATGTCGAAGTCGTCGAACATGTTGACCTCGCCACCCTTGTCAGCGCCGATCGTGTAATCGGCGAGATTGACAATAATACCAACGAGGTCGGCCTTACCGTTCTTCTTGGTGTCGCGGGCAGCACCCTTCATCACCGGGACCTCGACGATCTCGGAAACGCCGAGAGCAGCGGCGAGAGACGCCTTGGTCTCGTAGAGGCGACGACCAATCTTGTCCTTCAGAAGGAGCAGCTCGGTGACGATGGTCTGCGTGGTGTACAACTTGGGCGAGCCGGTTCCCTCGTAGTCTGCGAAGGACTTGATGAAGGCGTCAACGAGATCCTCACCAACGACCTTCTTCTCGAGAAGGATCTTGATGGTGTAGAGAGAGTCATCCTTCCAAATGGGTCGGATGTTCTCCTCGTTGATCTTGTCCTGGGAAGAGATGTCGCGACCATCACCGATAAGAAGCGCACGAGCGATCTCCTCATCCAGCATGAGACGCATCTCCTTCTTGACCCAGGCGACCACGTTCAGGTCGGTGATGTCAATCAGGTCGTCACGGTCGAACTTCTGCTTCTTGTAGACGGTAGTCGGGGTGGTGACCCGCTTCAGAAGCTTGAAGACCTCTTCCTTCTTACGGTTACCCTTGGTGTAACCCAGGGCCCTCGCCTTGTCGTCCGTAATATCCGCGTGAATGGACTTGATACGAGAGAAGGGAGAGTGCTTAGCATCGTTCAGAACGCCCGAAACCCAATCGGTGCGGCGCTTGATGAAGGTGGGCTCATCGGTGACAGTGCGAGCATCGGGGAACAGGACCTCGATGTTGTCAATGCCATAGGTCCCGGCGTGCTGAAGGAAAGCGTCCTTGAAGGAGCTCAGGTTGTGGCTGCGAGCGTCCTCGAGAGCGTCGACCACGGCGGAGTGTGCCAGCGCGATCTCGTCATCGGTACCCTTCAGGGTGTCATCGCCCTCGAAAATGTTAGAGTGCATAGCCTCTTCCTTGTCGGTGTCGTCGGTGTCGTCGGTGTCATCCTGCTGGGCATCCTCGATAGCCTGCCCAATGACGTAGTATACGGCGTCCTTCTGCTTGTCAGTCAGCGTGTTAAGAACGTCCGCGACAGTTTCCTCATCAGCCACATCGGCCTCCTTAGAGTTGTCCTCTTCAGTCTCATCAGCATGACTAAGCTCGAGACCTGTAAAGATGACAGCTTCGTCGAGTTCCTCGATCGAGCCGTCGGAGTGCTGGAGAGACACGTTGTCAATCCGTGCTCCAGGGTTAGCCCCGGATAGTACCAGGCTAACCTCGACGATGTTCCCGTGAAGAACGTCGCCCCCTCGCTGGGTCAGCTTGTTAGCGAAGATGGAGAGACTATCCACATCTCCGTGCTTCACAAGCTCCTTGGCGGTCTTGGCCTGCTCGCCGTTGTTGAACTTGGCATAGCAGTAGACCCCATCGTTTCTGTTCTCCAGCAGCGCGTGACCCAACACGTTGTCGGGCGAGTTATGCCCGTGCTGCCAGACCAGCGGAACGGTCCCGCCATCGTTGTCAACAAACGCCCCCGAACGAATTGTTCGACCGTCGGAGCATCGCAGGTCATTTCGTGTGGCGTAGCCACTGAAGTCGAAGTCTCGCTTCGAAACTCCCATTTTGACTACTCCTCCTGTTCATTGTAGTAGGACGGATCCACGTCGACCGATTGATCCGCCTGCGTGTTGTACGCGTCGAGTTGGTTAACGTTAGGGTTACCCAACTGGTCAGCAATAGGCTCATCAGATTGCGGGAAACCGAACACTGGTCGAAGTTCGTTGCCAGTAAGCACCTGATTACGGATCAGGATGTCCGCGACATTCGACAATCCAGTGATCGTCGTGTTACGGAAGACATCACGCTGATAGATCACTCGCTGGCCCTGCGTACGGGCGGTTTTGGTAAGGAATGTTCGATTCATCGCATCTGCGATAGCTGCGACGATTGGTTCCACACATCGGTTCCAGTAGTTAAGCATCATCTCTTCGGTGGCTTTACCCTGGAACACGTCCGCTGGCATTCCTAGACGGTTGTACAACTCCTCGTTCAGGAACTTGATCTGATCGAGAAGGTTGTTCTCGGCAGGACGGTTGAGCTGAGTGATCTTCTCGGTACCGTCAGTGTACACGATACCATGAGCCGAGTTCGTCAGCTGTTCGTCGATAGCCTGCTGGCGCTTCTTGGCCTGTTCCTGTCGGGCCTCAGACTTGATGACGTATGGCAGCTGGATGATAAGATCGAGCTTACCTTTACCGGCGGCCTCATCGATGGAATCGAGAATCGAAAGCTTCCGCTGAAGGCGTGAGATGGTGGAGTTCGGTCCGTTCATCACATCAGCCATGGGATTCTCGATGATCGCGACAGCCTTCTTATGCAGCAGGATCTCGTGCTTCTGTCCGTCGGCATCGTTATAGACTTCAACAGTCACGTGGCGAGGTCGCCAGTCAACTATCCGCCCGACTCGCATCGAACGAATATCATACGACTCCGTCACCTTTGGGTCCAGAGTGGTATCAACCGGAACGAGTGCTACGGCACCTTCATCGAACAGACTCAGTACGAGACTCTGAATAAAGGGTCTGATCGTCTGATCGAGGTTGGGAGCAACGGTCAAGCAGTCATTCAGATCCGAAGGTATCTCTGCGCGGAATCTACCATTTTGATCCACGCGGACGTGACGGAAGTTAACAGCCGCCACATCGATAGCTATCTGGTTGTAGATAGTCTTTACGAGCGACTTATCGTTTGGAATTAGTCGCCGAGTAACGGATGAAGGACGTAGTGTTGTGACCGGTCCTGAATTCCAATACTCTTTAGGATCGCCCCGACCTGTGAAAGCATTCCAGGCGTGGGCTAACCTGGCGCCAAAAGTTTCAGCCAATTCGTTCAGCCCTCCCTAGGTTACCGGAATGCTTTGAGGTTCTTCTGAGACTCGTTGATGTCCCACGCGGAAAGCGCCCTGCGACCGACTTCACGAACAGAACCGTCAGGATCCAACGAGATGATTGGAGATTTGCTCACACCCCCGGCGTCATTGAAGTCTTGAAGCGCATTGTAACCACGACTCTTTACCTCTTTGAGGAATGCATCGTTGAAATGATTCTTAATGAACTGGACGGCCAAGAATTTGTGATACGTATTGTCGGTGAAAACTTGCGGATAGTACATCGAGTTTATGTACTCCCGTCCAAGAATTGCTTGGTGTTTTCGACCAACATGCATGACAGGTTCGTTCATGACCTTGTTAAAGATCTCGTATGACTCTTTCGCAGAAGGAGCCTTTAAATCTTTAGTAGTTTTATATGTAGACTCGACCCATTTCTTGTTATACTTTTTACGCCCAACACCCTCCCGCATCGAAGGCATGATCCCACGATACTGAGCAGCGTCTGTGCCGTTTGTACTAAAATAGGAATAGCCCCCGAGCTTTTTGCCTTGTTTAGCTCGATGTGTTCGGTAGAGAGTACTTCCGGCTTTTACGTTTACACCTTTAGAACTTTTCGTGTCGACAGTTTTCTCACTTGTTCTAATTTTTTGGGCAACCTCGGTGTAACCGGATATCGCGCTCTGTCGGTGAGCCTTGTCTTTGTCTTTTCGAACACCCCACTTCATACCTTTAACACCGTGGTGCGAAAGGTAATCACTCATTCGAATGCCTCCTTGTTTAGCTTGTAGGAGACGAAAGCATCCATCATTGCGGCAACGGAGTCGATCTTCTCTTCACGGCGCTTCTTCAGAAGTTTTCGGTTACCATTAGTATCTTCGAGAGTGATGCAGTTACCCATTGTGAATTGCATCAACGACTCGTCGAACAACAGTGCTCGTTCCTCAGACAACTTCTTCAATTCCCCGAGAGGAACCGATTCGGTTTTAACGCCCTGAATGACCTTTTCGAGACCATAAGGTCCGTTCTCCTGCTCCCAGCGTGCTACAAATTCGCGCGCGTTGTACGGGTCGAACCCGAACGAACGAACATCGTAACGACAATCATTGATGAAACGATCCAGATCATCGTATACCTCCATCATATCGAGGATGGAGCACTCCAAGACCTGGAGCGAACCTTCCTCGATGAACTCGTCATACTTAAGCCGCAATGCAGAGGGGAGTTTGGCTAGAGTGAGACTCGAGATGTAGCAACGAGTTTTGATCCCAAACTCTCCTCGAGGTAGCGGAAACACAAACGTGAAAGCGCAGAAGTCGTCGCCCTGTGAGAGGTCGGCGCCGAGTGCGCAAGGCATTCCCCAGAAATCACGCTTACGATGAGGTAGTGTCTCCTCATATGTGAAGAAGTATGTATACCCCTCCATAGGGATCCCGAACCGCTTGGCAAGGATATCATTACGAGCTGAAGGAACGTGTTCTGCTCTTTCGACATCACGCTGATATGTCTCATAAGATACTGTGATCCCAAGATTCGGCTGTGCCTTAATCCACATCTCAGGATTGGCAACCTCAGACACATCATCAAGGCGATAGTACCAGATCGACGTGTGGGGATCTTTAAACTCGCCCTTAAGAATCTTAAGGAGCTCGAGCTTCATAGAATCGCCCGCAGAGTTTCGGACAGTTCCCTCTGAAGATACGGCAAGGATCAGGTAATCCTTGATTTTCGATGCACCCTGCTCGATTGCTCCAACAACATCCTCTCGAATGTCACCCGAAAGCCATTCGTCGACCGTGTTCATCTTGGTACGGAGACCCTGGAGCTTGTCGATGGTCATCGGACGAACTTCGAGAAGGCTTCCGGTTAGGTTGTTCTCGATCCCTTTCTTGGAGGGGAACAACTTAGGTCGAAGAGCCTTGTTGGATGTGCTGTTCTGGCTTCCCATTGTGAGGAATTTAAACAGCGGCCCCCGTTCCCGTACAATGGCGGTTCGAAAAGCACTCATCACCTCTTCCGCCTGTTTCATAGTAGGCGCCGTTGTGATTTGATGTGTGGTACTTGTGTCGATCACCAGAAAGTAGGCCTGGAGCAGGGTCTCGTAGAGGGATTTGGCTGCGCCTCGTCCGACGATGAGGTACTGCTTGTTGGTAAGGCGAAGTTTGACCTTACGCATCTCGAAGTGCCCTCCGTGCCCTCCCTCTTTCGGCACATAAACAGACCGCTGTTTATAATACCACCAACCGAAGATCTGCTCAGCCCAGAGGAGAAAGCTGTCGAGAAGTTTGAGTTCCTCACCGTCGGTGAGAGTCATCTCGGCCTCGGCGAAGCGGACGAAACCTTCAACGGCCCGGTCATCGTAGTAGATGTTTGGATCCGCGATGAGTTCGTCGATCCGGTTCATCTCCATAGCGATCTCCCGACACACCGGAATCTCGCCCGCCAGTACCTTGGCCCTGAAAGCGCCGTAGTACTTAGGCGTCGCGGTGTTGCTGAGCATCGCTATCCTCCATTTTGACTATCGCCGACGGGCGGCGTTCTTACGCATCTCGGCGACCGAACCGAACTGTTGGTTGAGTTTACTCCGATCGATCGGAAGTGTTCGCATCATCCCCGGACGGAAAGTCTTTCCATTAGCTCGAGCAACGGCGGCTTGATACTTGCTCATACGGTGCGAACGAAGTAGTGTTGCCTCCGCGGTTCGCTTAGCTTCGAGTTTCTTCTTAGCTTCGGCGGCAGCCGCTTTCTTGCTCTCTCGCGCAGCTTTCTTCTGGGCACGGATGGCTGCATTAGCGGCTTTTCGCTGTTGTACAGCGGCTCTCTTCTGAGCGCGAATCGCGGCATTATTGGCTTTTCGCTGTTGAACAACTGCCCGACGATTGGCCGCGGCGACTTTCCTCTCGTAGCGAAGACGCTCTCGGGCTGCCTTCTCTTCGGGGGACATCTTCTGCCCCTTCTTCATGCCCGGCACGCCGTAGTGGATGAGGAACTCATCGGTGAAGTGAGCAGACATCGCTAGTTCTTTCTTTAAGTTCGAGGAGTTACCTTACCCACTCGACGGTTCGAACTCTTCAACTCGCCCCGTACGATTTTCTTCGGAGCTTCCAGAACAGCGTTCTGAGCCTCCATTCGCTTGTTACCCGCACGTCGAGCAGACGCCATAGCTGCATCGACACCCGTGACAGGCTTCTTAGGCTGCGCCAACTGCTTACCGCGGACGATACGAGGGTTGGCAACTAGATCGCCCTTAACTCGTCGAATACCCTTATGCATACCCTTAACGCCGAAATGCACAAGGATCTCGTCGTCGTAATGTGCGCTCATTGGACTCTCTTTCTTGGAGATTAGCCGAACTGTTTGTTGAACATTCGACGACCGTTGTATATATTGATCTCATGCATCATTCGACGCATAGCTCCGGAGTTGACAACCGCGTCATAACCAGTTCGGCCCGCTTTGGCTGCTTTCCTGGCGATATCGGCAGTGGGTGGTATGACACCGACCATTTGTGCACCCTTGAATGCAGCAGCTCCGGCAAGGACCGCTGTTCCAACGTATTGAGTATTTCCCGTCGCCAGATTCCGAATCCCTCGAGCGGTCTTGCCTGCCGAGTTCTTAACGTCTTGACGGCGACGCTTGCCTCGAGCCTGCTGGCCACGCTTTTCCCAGTTGGTGTTTGCAACGTGGTTATCGAAAGCCTTCTTATAAGCGGCGTCTTTCGATCGCTGATTGACCTTAGCCTTGATCATCTTTCGACGGTTGCCCGCACCCTCGCCGTAGTACATCTTGGCCTGGGTGAATTCTTTAGCGTCCTTGCGAGCTGCCCGATCTGTCTTTCGACTAACACCCGGAGTTCGCTGTTTACGAACGCCCCACCGCATGCCTTTAACGCCGTGGTGAGCCAGAAAATCCTCGGGGTAGTCGTAGATCATTTGAGAACCTTTCCGGCAGCAGCGACACCCTTACGGATCTTATCAGCCGTGGACGCATCAAGACCACCACTAATAGCTTTATCGAGAATAGCCTTGAATGCGAAGGCAAATGCAGCGCTAGCCGCAGCCCCAGCGATCTTCATGGTGATGTTGGCAAAGTTCTCAGCATACTTTTCACCAAGCTTCTTAGTATACTTGCTCTGCTTCTTAGCTGTGAGGTCGTTGTACTGCTTCTCGAGATTCAAACGGTTGACTCGGCGCTGCAACTCCTTGTTAGAAAGCGTCATGTTAGCGATGTCCGAATGGGCGTGATTGTAGTCATCATGCCCTTTAGGCTTAGGGGACGAACTTACAGTCGCTCGCTGTTTCCGGACGCCCCACTTCATACCCTTGACGCCGTGGTGAGCCAAAACGGCATCGGCGTTATCGAAACTCATTTTGACTCGCTTTCTGCGTAGACGTTTAGACGCCACTCGAGCTCGCCGATCTGCTTCTCGATGGCTGTCTGAACGAAAGAATTGGAAGGAGGATCGAACCAGATCCGGCAGCGTAGATACACATAACTTTGGACGGCCCAGAGCCCGTTGGTTGGAGGGAACAACTCCTCCCAGGTGGTTGAGTCGTCCACGATCTTGCTTATGGCGGGAAGTACGCCGGTCTGTCGTAAGATCATCAACGCTGAGTTGACATGCATCGTGATGTCGACATCAAAAGAATGATCGTCTTTATCGACGCCCAAAACCTGTTTGGTATCCTTAAGGATGCCCATACTACCTCCATGGGATGGTGTCGTTAGGTCTCCGCTCCGGCGGAAGAGTTACTAGTAATCGACGGTCCCCATAGTGTATAGCGTTATGGGTTGCGTGTGTTGTGGTGATAAGGTACTCGGGGTTCAAGACATCAGGATTGTAGTCCTCGAGATCTGAGGCGACCATAGGATTCATGTGGTGTATGATAATCCGATCCTGGATCTCACGATCGTCGACGCCAAGATCACAACCGTTGTCTCGAATGATGACTTGATCGCGGACCGACTTCCACTCTCGTGACCGATAAAAACGTTGGTTCAGATAACGATCGAAACCGAAAGTATCAGCGCCGACGGAACCTCCGAGCTTGAGATACTCGTAACGATCCTCGAAGGTTTTGAGTCGGAACAACTCGGTGACGGTACGCTTCACTGGTCTTCGACCCCTTGATAAGACCTCATGGCGGCGATTGCCTCGGTCATCAGTTGTTCAGTATTGGTGCTAGAATCGAGTACAGCCTTCTTAGAGTTGAGAACCGCGGTCTCCTGGCGGAGTTTAGCGAGTTCCAATTCCTCTCGAAGAGTTCCTCGCTTCAAAAGCTGCGCAACAATCATCGGAGAGGCCGTTCCCTCCCGAAGTTGCTTCTCCGCAAGCTCATAAGCTAGTCCGATGAGGATGTGTTCCTGCTTCTCGGGGGTGGTTGCTCCTGAAACCCGAGACTTCTTGGTGCCTCCCAATGAGTTACCTCCTAGTCCAGGGGAGAATATACAACATTCCGGGCGGTTCGACTATAGACTTGACGACTTCTACCCGCCTTCTGAAGGGGTACCAAGCCCTCAGATACTCGTCGGGGAGGAGCACCACAGAAAACCCAACGGTGCAGGGAAGTCGTCAAGCCTATAGCCGAACCGCCCGGATGCAAAACGCAACCCTCAAAAATCCCTGCGGGGAAAATAT